ATGCCGTGGTCTACAACCGGCTCAGCGTCGACCTGGGCGGGTTCCGCGAGCGGATCATGCCGGGTGCCTTCGACGCCGTGCTCAACCGCCAGCGGGGCCGAGGCGACTTGGTGAGCTACTACAACCACAACCCGGACATCTTGCTGGGTCGGGAGTCAAGCGGCACGCTCGAGGTGTTCTCGGACGAGAAGGGTGTCGGCTACATCGTGACGCCGCCGGCAACGCGGGCCGACATCGTCGAGCTTATCCAGCGGCGGGACGTCAAGGGCTCGTCGTTCACGTTCAGCGTGGACAAGGGCGGCGAGGCGTTCGTCACGGACGAGACCGGCCGGGCGATCCGCGAGGTGCGGGCCGCCACGATCTATGAACTGGGACCAGTGGTGCAGCCGGCGTACCCGTCTACGTCCGCTGCGGTGGCCATGAGGTCGTACCAGGCATGGCTTGCAGAGCAGGCTACACCTGAGTCGATGCCACGCGAGGTCGGACCCGACGTCGTCAAGGCATCCATGCGGCTGCGAGCCGCACGACTCAGGAGCTTCATGCGTGGCAAAGCCCGGTGATCCCTGTCCCAAATGTGGGAAGGGACGCATCCGTACACGCTCTAGTCACCCACTCGACGAACAGCGTCAGGTGCGGTATTTGGAGTGCCAAGCGTGCGAGTTCAAGGCCAAGGCCATCGTGCCTGCGCTGACTGTGTGGCGTCGGTCTTTTGTACCGTACAAACAACCTTGATGGCTTAGCGGTGTTCGTCCCGTAGCGTGAGTGACAGACACGGATTCTGTCACCCATTACGGGAGTGCCAAGGATGGCCGCCTCGCTCAACAAGCTCCAGGACCGTGCAGCCGCTGTGGCTGCCATGCTCGACGACCTGTCCAAGGTCGAGGATCGCACCGAAGGCCAGGTGGCCGAGGTCGAGAAGCTGACCGCCGAGGCGGCCGAGCTCGAGCAGCGGCTCGCCCAGGAAACCGCCATCGCCGAGAAGATCGCCAGCCTGCGTGGCAAGGTTGCCGCGTCGGCCAAGCCCGTGGCCGTCGAGGCCGAGGCTCCTGTCGCTCGCAAGGTGCCGCACGTCGGCCGCGTCCGTGGCTTCGCGTCGGCTGACGATGCCGAGGTCTGCGGCCGTTGGATTCGCGGCTATCTGCTCAACCGCACCGAGGATCGTGCGTGGTACGAGCGGAACGTCGAAGAGCGGGCGCTGTCGAGCAACGACAACGCCAAGGGCGCGGTGTTTATCCCCGAGACCTTCGCATCAACCGTGATCCGTCTGGTCGACCAGTACACGGCGATCCCGCAGCAGGCCAACGTGATCCCGATGTCGAGCAACACGCTCTACATCCCGCGCCGGACTGGCGGCAACACGGCCTACTTCGTGAACGACAACACCGAGACGACCGCCAGCGACATGGCGACCGACAACGTGCTGCTGTCAACGAAGGACTGCCGCGTGGCGACCCGCGTGCCCAACAGCCTCATTGAGGACTCGGTCATCGACCTGGCTGGCCTTGTGGCCCAGGAGTTCGCCCTGGCCCTGAGCCGCAAGATCGACGACGCCGGTTTCGCTGGTGACGGCACCTCGACGCACGGCGGCATCCGTGGCATTCAGTGGCGGTTCGAGAACGAGTCGCTGGCCGGTGAGAACGACTCCGGCGAGAGCTCGCTCTCGGCCCTGACCATCGACGACTTCGTCGAGACGGTCGGCAAGCTGCCCAGCTACGCCCGGCCTTCGGCCGCCTGGTACGTGACTCCGCAGGTCTACAGCACCTGCATGCTGCCGCTGGCTCTGGAAAAGGGCGCGTCGGCTGCCGAGATCGCCAACGGTGTCGCCGAGGGTCGGTTCCTCGGCTACCCAGTGTACTTCAACAACAGCATGCGGACGGCCCCGACCAGCGACCAGGTGGTCGCCCTGTTCGGCGACATGAAGATGTCGACGCACTTCGGCCTGCGGTCGCAGATCGGCGTGCGTGCCTCGACCGACCGGTACATCGAGTTCGATCAGACCTACTTCGTGGCGTCTGTCCGGTTCGACGTTGTCACCTCGGACATCGGTGACGGCACGACCGCCGGCCCCGTTGTCTCGCTGCGGCTCTGACACACTGCCTGATTCACAAGGAGAGACCCTGACATGAACCCCGTTGCCAACAGCCGTAGTGTTGTGAGCCTGTCCGCCGCCGCTGGCGTTGCCTCGGCCGGAACCCACACGGTCGCCATCGACTGCCTGGGCTATGACTCGGTCAGCATCGACGTCGGCTACCGGTCGATTGCCCACACCTCGGCCCCCAGCGTGGTTAGCGTGCAGCACAGCGACACGGACGGCTCCTACGCCGCGATCAGCGGTCTGGTGCAGGGCACTGACTACACGCTGGCCGGCGTGGCCAACACGGCCACGGTCAACGTCACGCGGTTCAACATCTCCACGAAGGATCTGCGGCGGTATCTGCAGGTGTCCGTCACGCCCAGTGCGTCGGCCACCGCAAATGCCAGCAACAACACCATCGTGGTGGCGGCCCGTCTCGGCAAGGGCGAGAAGGGTGCTGTAAACGCGAGCGACGCGAACGTCACTACGTTCGTGAGCAAGTGACAACTGGCTGATTGACGACTACTCCAACCAGAGGAGGATGCCGTGGGCGCGGCGTCACCTGTGGCGGGCATTAAGCCTGCCGTGCTTGACACTGGCTCAGGGCCAGTGCGTGTCATGTGCTCGATGTCGGTCCCTAGATTGGGCTGGCAAGATCACATGTTTTGCTGGCCGCGGGGCCTCATCCCGTACGGCATCTCGCCGGTGCGGCTTGAGGGTGCCTTCTGGGGCCAATGCCTTGAGCGTGTGCTCACTGAGATGGTCGAGCTAGACGACGATCCCAAGGCACCGCCGCTGTGGATTCTGACCCTCGACTACGACACGATCTTTGAGGCAGACGCGGTTCCTCGCCTACTGCAGTACGCCACGGCTAGCGACTACGACGTCGTGGCTGCGTTGCAGATGAAGCGTCGCACAGACGAGCCGCTATTCACCATGGCGGCGACCAACGGCGAGCGGATGGCCGAGGCCCCACGCGACTGGTTCGTCCTGCACAACATCGTGAAAGCCAACACGGCCCACTTCGGATTCACGATGATCAGGGCAGCGGCACTCAAGCGGATGCCGCACCCGTGGTTCTTGGGCAAGCCCGACAAAGAAGGGAAGTGGGGTCCAGAGCGGATCGACGACGACATCCACTTCTGGCAGGTCGCTGAGACGGCTGGCGTGAAGTCAGGCGTCTGCACGCGAGTGTGTATTGGGCACGCCGAGGTTCAGTTCAAGTGGCCTGACCAGAACATGCGTGGGCTGGTCCAGCACCCAGGTGATTTCTGGGACCGTGGCGGCAAGCCGCCGGAAAAGGTGTGGCAATGATTGAGACGGCACAAGTTCGGTTCCGCAGGCCCTACGGGGCGTACAAGACGGGCCGCGTCTACACGTTCGCCAAGGGCGTGGCTCGCTCGCTCGAGCTGTTTGGCAAGGCCGACATCGTGCGTGAGCCGGTCATTGAGTTCGCCACGGCCCCGGAGCCCGAGCAGCTGGAGCGTGCCGTCGCGCCTGTCGCCAAGGCTCCGCGAGGACGCAGGAAGAAAGCCGTATGAGCCTGTTCTATCGCGGCACGATTGCGAGCCAGTACCGCAGCCTGGTGGTCAGCACCGCCAGCGGCACCGGTGACCGTCCGGTCAGCGTAACGGATGCCAAGGAGCATCTGCGAGTAGTCGACACGACCGATGACGATGACTACATCGGGCTGCTGATCGATGCGGCGACCACCTGGTGCGAGGACTACTGCGACCGCACATTTGCCGACAAGACGTACACCGTGGCGTTCGATGACTTTTTCGGGACACGCATTGAGCTTCCGCGCCCGCCAGTGCGTTTGAACGTGACTGCCGCGAGCGCCACGGTGACTATCTCGTATGTGGACACGGGCGGTGCCACGCAGACGCTGACGTGGGCTCAGTCTGGAACGCAGCAGTTTCGAGTTGATCGTGATCACGTGCCGGCGTTGATTTACCCCACGTACCTGAACGTGTGGCCGAGCGTGCGGGTGGACGACAAGAGCTTGCAGATCACGTATCTCGCAGGCTACGGCGGGGCGGCCAACGTACCGAAGCCGGCGGTGCATGCCATCAAGATGCTGGTCGGCCACTGGTACGCCAACCGCGAGGCTGTGGGTAACGTCGGAGACAACGTGCCGCTTGGCGTGGCGGCGCTGCTCGAGCCCCTTAAGTGGAAGCAGTACGCATGAGCATCGAAGGCCGCATTGCCATCGACGTGAACTTCGCTGACTCGTCTGACGCCACTGGCGTGCAGTCGCTGAAGAAGATTTCGCTGGCAGCCACGGACACATACACCACTGGCAAGGTGGCCCTGCTGACTGGCACATGCGGACCCGATCTTGTGAC